GCCGGCTAACCGCTAGCGCACACCTGACCGGCGACGCCGGCACCCCAGCCACCACGGTTGAGGAAATCGCGGCCTCAGCTGCCGCCTCCGCTATTGCCGCGACCGCCGTGGCACCCGAGCCCACCCCCGCCCCTGTTGAGGAAACCCCCGCCCCCGTGGCCGTGGCCGCCGCACAAGCCCCCGTCATCGCGGCCCGCACGTCGCCACGCTTGACCACAGCACAGGCCGCCTCCATGGTCGCCCAGGCTAACCGCGGCGAAATCCCGATGGGACAACTCCAGGCCGCCCTTACGGACATCACCTACACCGCGAACGCTGACGTCTACCCGGACACCTGGCTCGGCCACGTTTTCGAGGGCATCAACTACCAGCGCCGTTTTGTGCCAGCAGTGGCCGCCGGTGCGCCCGTCACGTCCCTAAAGGTCACCGGGTGGCGCTGGAACGTTGCCCCAGCCGTTGACGACTACGACGGCGACAAAGAAGCCGTGGCATCCAACGCCGCGACGACTGAGGCCATCGAGGTCCCTGTCAAGCGCCTCGCCGGTGCCCACGACATCGACCGCGCCTTCTTTGACCTGGGCTCCAGTGACTACGTGATGGGCTACTGGGCCGCGATGGCAGAGTCCTACGCCCGCCTCTCGGATCAGTACTGCTACACCGAGCTAGAGGACCAGGCAACGAACACCGGAACCAACGCGACCCCACTGGGCACCATTGTCCAAGCCGCGATGAGCGTCATGCCGATCGGCACCCCGTCGTTTATTGGCATCTCGACCGAGGTCTACGCCGCGATGGCAGCAGTGAACACGCAGGAGGCCCTCGCGTTCCTCGGTGGCTCACTGTCGTTTGACGGTACCGGCTCGTTCGGAAATACGTCCCTATTCGTTTCCGATTTCGTCGCCGCTAACACGGTCATCGCCGGCACCCGCGCCGCCGCATCGTTCCATGAACTCTCGCCAGCATTGCGCGTGAACGTGGCCAACGTGGCGAACGGTGGCATCGATGCCGGACTCTTTGGGTACTGTGCGACGGTCGTAAATCAGCCTGCGGGCCTCGCAGTCGCAACGCTGGACCTGCCGTAATCACCCCAAACCGCTACGCGCTCCGGGCCTCCCAGCGCGACGCGTAGCCCCCAGGTGCCGGGACTCCCACCCCCGAGAGTCCCGGCACCACCCACCCGGAAAGGATCACCATGGCTGAGCCGTTAGTCACGGGCGAGGATGTCCGCAACTATCTGCGACTCCAGGACTCCGCGGACGCGGCATGGCTCCAGGACGCGGCGGACGCGGCCACGGATTACGTGAACTCACTGTCGCACGTCGACGCGACAGTGTGGGACTACCGGACCCGCACCGGCGCCATCATGCTCGCCGGGCGTCTTTACTCCAGTCGCAACGCACCATTAGGCGCGGCAGGGTTTGACTCCATGGGTGGCGTTATCTCAGCTAGGACCGATCCCGAGGTGGCCCGCTTGCTCCGTATTGGGCGCTACACCCCGCCAGCCGTTGACGGGCCGGTGATCGTGGAGTGAGCGGCACCTACGCCACAGTCATGGGCGCAATGTGGGATGAAATCAACGCCCTGGGCTTACGCGTGACGGACGACCCTATGAGCGTCAACCCGCCATGCGTCGTCATCGACCCGCCCAGCATTGACCGCCTTACCATGGGGCACTACAACATCCGCCACCAAATCCACATCGTCGCGCCCGGTGGCACTGGCACAGCTGACGCACTAGCCACGCTTGACTCCATGCTCGATATTTTGGTGGACGCGCTCGACCCGTCAAGCATCGAACCATCCACCTACACCCTCGGGAGCACCGGCGACGGTGCCCCAGCTCTAACCCTCACCCTGGAAAGGTCAAACTAGAAATGACGATCACCGACTCCCGCGTACGCGCCGGCGAACTAACCCTGGACGGCGACTCCTACGCCACCCAGCCAACCAACGTCCGCATCACGCCATCGCACGACTCCGACGGCGACCGCATCGAGGTCCTGGACGGCTCCGAAATCCAACCCACCTACCGCCGCCGCAACACCCTGAACCTTGAGGCCATCCAAGACTTCGACAACGACGCCGGCCTGATCGCCCTGTCATGGGATCAAGACATGGCCACCATCCCATTTTCATGGACCCCGGACCCCGTGGGCCCCACGTACTCCGGTGACGTCCAGATCCTCGCCATCGAGGTCGGCGGCGTAGTCGGCGAACGGTTGACCACGACCGCAGAGTGGGAAATCATCGGCGCCGTCACGGTCACCCCATACACCCCATAAGCCATGGCTCTCGACGCGACAGTCAAAATCGAGGGCCTAGCCAAACTCCAACGCGAACTAAAGCAAGCCGGCGAAGATATCCAAGACCTGAAAAACGCCAGCACTAAAGCCGCGCTGATCGTTTTGGCCGAGGCCAAACGAACCGCGCCCGTCCGCTCCGGGGCGCTGAAAAAGTCACTCCGTAAAAGCGTGACAAAGACCAGCGCCGGCGTGCTCGGTGGGAAAGCCCTAGTGGTGCCCTACGCACAACCGATCCACTGGGGATGGCCTAAGCGCGGCATCCGAGAGAACCCGTGGGTGTCACGGGCCGCAGTAATGACTCAACCGCAATGGCTACCCGGCTACATCGCGGAAATAGACAAAGCGACCGCGAAAGTGAAGGGGGCTCCAGGTGGCAGGTCCCGCTAATCTCAGGATCAACATATTCGCCAACGCGAAACAAGTCGGCAAAGAACTAAACAAAACGAAAAAAAAGTTTGACGGGTTCGGCAAGGGCCTAAAGATCGCCGGCGCCGGTATCGGCGCAGCTGTCGGCGCGGGTTTCGCCGTGATCATTGACAGCGTGAGAAAGGCCGCCGAGGAGGAGGCCGACATCCGGCGCCTCCAAACCGCCATCGAGAAGGCCGGTGGCGCGTTCGCCGACTCCACGCCCAAGATCGTCGCCTGGGTCGACGAGATCAAACGGTCATCGACCTTCACCGACGATCAACTGCGCCCAGCGCTGGCGAACCTGACAAACGCCACGGGCGACGTCGCCGAGGCCCAGGGCTTACTCACGACAGCCATGGACCTATCGGTGGCGTCCGGGAAGCCGTTAGAAACGGTTTCCCTGGCCATCGGTAAGGCGTCCAACGGGCAAACGACGGCGCTAAAGAAACTTTTCCCGGAACTAAACACCCAGGCCAACAAAAACAAAACCGGCGCGGCACTGCTCCAAATCCTGTCGAACAAATACAAAGGCGCCGACACTGCCGCCACTAACACGACCAAGGGTGGCCTGAAACTTTTCTCTGAAAGTATTGACGATTTACAGGAGGACCTGGGGACCCTGCTCCTCCCCTATTTACAGGACTTCACGGACTGGGCAGCCTCACCCGAGGGCCAAAAAACACTAGAGGACATAGCCGGGGTAGTTGAGGAACTGGCCAAGGCCTTCGTCAAAGTCGCGGGGGGCATCGACGACACCATAATCGGGTTTAAGTCCATCGCCGCGTTTTTCAAGTCCAAGGAATACTCACTCTGGCTGGACTTTCTAAAGTTTACAAACCCAGTCGCATACGCCGCCCTACGAGGAACACGCCCAGATAACCCGCGCCCCCTGAGCGACCTGCTAAACGAGGTCGTGAACGGCGTTCCCGTTCCCCGCGCACCACGACAGTCCAAACAACAGGACGAGCGCGACAGCTATCGGACCAACAGCACGACGGTGATCAACATATCGACCATCGACCCCGCCGCCGCCGGTGTGGCTGTGCGCCGGGCCATGAACACCGACAGCACACGCCGCGGGAACCTAAGGATCGGTGGCTAATGTCCCTCCTGATCCTCGCCGTGAACGATGTTCAAATCCCTAACAGCATCGTTTTACGCAACGTCGAGATACAAATGGGGGGCCCCTACGGCGTCGGTGAACAATCCGGCGACCCGTCCAGCTGTACGTTCCAGGTCGTGAACCTGCCCACCGAGGACGAGATCAAACCGGGCGACCGCATCAACCTTTACAGCATCGAACCCGGCCTCGGCTACGTCCCCCGTTTCACGGGCCGCGTTTATTCCCGCCGCGTTGACTGGGAAGGCGTCACGCGCTCCATCACCACCATCGCCGCGTCCGGGCCCCTGGCGATCCTGAACCGTATTTACATTGGGGACGAGGCGTGGCCAGCCGAAACGGATGGGGACCGCCTAGCCCGCATCCTGGCACTAGCTGAGGAACAAACTGGCACCCCATACAGCGCCGACCCGGGGGGCGTCACAGTGTTAGCCCGTGACGTGGACCGCCAGCCCGCCGGCGACCTTGCCCGCCTCTACGCCACGTCCGGCCTCGGATTACTCACCGACTCACCAGATGGGACGATCCGCTACCTGGACCGTTTCCACGCCGTGGACGTGGGCGCTGAGTTTGCCCTGACCCCGGCCAGCGTCGAGGACTCACTGGTGGTCACAGCGACCACGGAAACCCTGGTCAACGACATTACAGTGGGCTACGGCACGCGCATCGACGGCGTGGAGCGCACAACGGTTAGCGCCGTGAGCCCCGATAGCCAGTCCTTTTTTGGCTACTATGGCGCAGATTTTGACTCCGAACTGGATGACGCCGGCGACGCCCTAGACGTGGCTAATGAATACATCTACCGCAACTCCCGGCCCGGCGACACGTTGCCCACGGTCACCATCGACCAGCGCCTCAGGCCCGACCTATTGACCGAAATCATTATTGGGGATGTTTGTTTCATCACGGGCCTGCCCCAGCCGGTGCCAAACTTTCTTTTCGCCGTAATCACGTCCTACCGGGAAACCTGGGCCACGCAGTCACAATGGCAGATCGAACTAGAGCTAGTGGACGGGCGTTATTGGGGCCGCGGCACCATCTGGGACGACGTGGACGTGGGCATCCTGTGGAATAACGTGGACACAGGTTTCACCTGGAACAACGTGGGCGAACTGATCAACGGCGCGGAGGGTTTCGACCGTTGGACAGACACCCCAGCGAACTACTTTTACGACAACATCCCCGCGACCGCGTGGGCTGACTGGACAGGATAGGAAAACAAAATGGCAACAACCCCAGAA